CAAGAACGAAGGCAATGCAGTATACAATGGTGTGTATACTTGGAGCAATGCCACGGTTATTGTGCGGTCAACTGATGCAGACGAATACGGTCCAGACAGTGTTACTCAATTAAGTCTAAATGACTATTTCTTTACCACCAATGGTAATGTCAACGCTGGTTCAGCATTTGTGGTCAACGCACCCACGGGTACTATTACGTTTGGCATAAGCAATATCTCTTTTGCTCTGTTCAGCCAGGCCACAACCTATACAGCCAACGTTGACGCTGGCCTAAGCCTAATCGGCACACAATTTAATGCCAAGGTAGATAACAACACCACAGCATTTGATGTCACTGGCAACATCATTGTCAAGGCTGGCGCCAATCTGACTACACCCAACATTGGCGCCGCCACTGGTACAAGTCTAAGCGTAACAGGCAATGTCAACAGTGGAAATGTCAACACAGGCGGCCTAGTAAGTGCCACTGGCAATGTCACTGGCGGAAACGTATTCACAGGTGGATTAATAAGTTCAACTGGCAATGCCACATTCGGCAATGTCTTAACTGGTGGTTTAATATCTGCGACTGCTAATGTCACTGCTGGCAATTTGATCACAGGTGGATTGATCACAGCCACTGGCAACATACAAGGTGGTAATGTTCTAACCGGCGGCTTAATATCAGCAACTGGTAATGCCACACTTGGAAACGTACTTACAGGTGGATTGATCAGTTCAACTGGCAACATCACAGGTGGTAATCTGCTTACCGGTGGCATATTGTCAGCAACGGGCAATATCATAAGCGTTGCTAACATTAGTGGCGGAAATATTTTAACTGCTGGAGTAGTTTCAGCAACTGGCAACGTAGCCGGTAATTTCTTTATTGGTAACGGTAGTCAACTTACTGGGGTGATTGCTGCCGGCGGTCAAGGTAACACAATCACACTGGGAACACCCACAGATGGTAGTTTAACAGCCAATGGTGCCTACCAGGGATGGACCACAGCAACTTTTGTCACAGATGGCATAGATGATCTAAACCAAGTGGCATTCAACATTGCCAACAGTACCTACGTGGGCAACACCTATATCACTGCCAATGTTTATTCTGGACCCAGTCCACTGACAGTGGCGTTTACCGGTCACTATATTGGTAACCCTAATAGTTATTTGTGGCAATTTGGTGATGGCACAGCCAACGCAACCACAGCCAATGCCACTCATACCTTTACCAATGCTCTAGGTGGAACTTATACTGTGACCTTCACTGCCTTTAATACCAATGGAACTTACAACGGTAATGCAGCCAATGGTGCCAAAGGTTCTACCAGTACTGCCAACATTTCAAACATTGTGTTGTATACTCCAAGTCCAATACCGTCATTTACTCTAAGCAGTAACAGTTTCAACACTGGCAATACCATAACCATAACCAACACCAGTCAGTATGTGACCTGGTATGATTTGAGTTTTGGCGATGGTACTGCCAACTTCACTGCTGGTCCTGGCCTGGGCAACACATCATTTACCAGCGTTACCCATCAATACAACTCTGTGTCATCCAATGCAGACAGTTTGTACAGTGTGATCCTGAGTGGTACCAGTAACACAGCCGGTGCCAGCAATGTCACGGTTGTTTCATCAGCCAGCAATGTCAAAGTTTACTCGCCACAAACAGGCAATGTGTTCTTCACTGCCAACCGAGCCAATGTTATCAATGGATTGGGCGGTATAAGTTTCCGCAACGACTCAAATGGCACGCCTGGAAACACCGCCAGTTTTGGCGCACAACAATTGTACAACTTCAACTACGGCGACGGCAATGTGGGCAATGTGAATGTGGGCACAGGCATTGCAGGCAATCCGTCGGCAGCCAATGTCACTAACACGTTTGCACTGAGTTCTGCAAACCAGGCCGCCAATGCATATCAACAGTTTACGGCTAACTTGTTCTTGTACACTGGCTATAGTTCTAGTCCAGCCAAGAGCGGCAACATCACCATCACAGTTGAGCCACAGACTCGTGCCAACTATATTGGAACCACTGCCAACGTTGTAACAGATGCCACTGCCAACACAGGCAATGCCAGAGTTGGATATCTCTATACTGACTATAACAATGCCAACCGTTCTACTTTCACCTTCCAGAACACCAGCCAGAACAGCAACTTGGCCAATTGGTCCTGGGGCGACAGCACATTCAGCAACGGTGTGTCAAATGTGGGCAACACACTTCACACCTACAACAGCACCGGTGCTTTCACAGTGGCGCTTACTGCCAATGGCACACCCAATGGCATAACCAGCACAGCACAAAGCAACACCATCTCCAATGTTGGTTATATCTTTATTGCCAGCAACCCCACAGCACCCACAAACCTTAGTGGCTTCTCCAACTTGGCTATTGCCAATACCAGTGAAGGAACCAGTCCTTTGTTGGCAGCCGGCGCAAGAGATGCATCAGGTGGCAACATTGTGGCCAATGGCGCAAGCGTCACACGTTTTGCCGCCACAACAACAATTGCTACTGCGGCCAATATTATCAACGCCAACACCGGAATAAGTTCAAGTCAGTTGACGGCCAACTTGTTTGCCTATGTCAACAATGCCAATGCTGGTAACGTGACATTTAGCAATGTGAGTAACACTGTGGGAACATCTGGAGCATTGGTTGTGGCAGCCGACAGAGACTTACACGTGGCCAACGCCGCGGTACCCAGTTATTTCTACAAAGTGTTCAGTGCCAATATCAGTTGTGCTTTGAGCAGTTTGGGCACAGGTTACAACAACTACAAATTGGTAGACTCAGTAACAGGCAACACCAACTACGTGGGATTCGTCAAGGACAATTTGAATTCGTCACCCAGTCTGGTCACTGCCAATATCGCAATGGTCGAAGCCACAGCAGGAACCTATAGATACATTTCGGGCATTCCTTACTACAACACAGGCTCGCCCACAATTACCATTGCCAATTTGGAAGTGTCAAACTTGTCTGGGCAGACATTTAGAAGTGCTGATCCATTCATTCTGGACAGCGGAACAGTGTCGGAAGGTTCGGGTGCTGTGCTATCAGCAACACAGACCAAAGCACTCAGCACAATCAACAATGCCGCCAACAGTTTCCTGACCAGTGCTAACTTGAATGCCAACGTGGGCATTGCTTCAAACTATGTGCTTGGTAATCTAACTGGTAATATTACAGGTGCCAACAACAGCGTGGCCACTTTACAGGCCAACATATTCAACGTGATAGGTACCAGTACCACAGTACAGTTGCCGACCAAGATACAGATGTATGCTGGTGCAAACTCCGGAGTAAACGAACAGTTGATCACTTGCACACCCACTGCCAACACACAAGCGGCCATACGTGTGGTGATGAGTACCGCAGGTAGTACCCCGGTGTTCTCTGGAGCCACCAATTTCTATACTGCCAATGCTTGGTCAGGAGCACAGACCATTGCTGGCACACCTGAAGCAGTTGTGCGGTATGGTGTACTCCAACAGTATGCAGTTGATTTGTCAACAGGATATTTGCCAGTGGGACCAAACTTGACAGTCACTGGTAATCGTACAAGTACACAGTATTTTACTTTTGCATTTGCAAGGCCAAGCCTGGCCAATTTTGATATCAGGATCACAACCACCACTGGTGTTGCCGGTGTGTTTGTGGCTGCGCCAGGCACAACCATAGACACAGGCGGATTTTCGTCACCTACTCCGGGTTTTCCTGGACCCACAAGTACGTTAAATGGATGGTTGACAGCATCTACACAGTATGCTGGATCAGGCGTGCCTGGCGCGGCCACTGCAACCGGCGGCAACGGATCAAATGGATGTGCATTAACTGGTGCAGATGTGATACCGTTAAATACAGCAATTGCCAACGTAGGATACACAATGACCTTGGGAGGACAAAACGCTGCCAACAGCACCGGTACCAATATTTTAATTAGAATTGCCCTGGCTTCTGGACAGTCTATCACAGCCTTGTCAATAGGAGTAGCCGCATAATGGCCGCCTCGTTCAACGAATCACAAAAGATTGACTATCTTTGGAAAAAGGTCGGCTATGGTGTAACCAAAACAGCCGAGCCTGAATCCAAGCAGGCCTTCAACGAAACCATACCCAGTCCACTGCTGTATCGTGGAGATCTTATATGGACACAGAGTGGAGACATACCTGCTTCGCCTCCTGGTAATACCACGTCATTGGTGCAGGTATACAAAGACGGTGGCGGTGCCGGATACAGTCCCACTGTGCAATGTACCGAAGACCTAACAGCACCCGACAATCAAACCTGGAAAACCAATTTAATCAACTGGATCCCCACGCAGTTTGGTGACAACTACCTGGTGCAGGTGTATGCCGGCGCCGCAAACATAAGCAATCCTCAAACAGCAGGTACCAAGTTGTTTGGCGCTGGGTCGGGCAGTGATGACACTTGGTTCTTTGACTATCAGTCTGGGGTGCTAAACTTCAATGGCGCAACTATACCAACTGCTATTGGCACTGGCACAGCCAATGTAATTTACGTTGTGGGCTACAGATATGTTGGTGAGTTTGGTGTAGACACCACATTCATCAGCAACGGCACAAGTAATGTGAACATTGCCACTGCCAATGGCAATATTACCGTGGGTGTGAATGGCACTGGCAATGTTGCTGTAATTTCTAATACCGGCGCATACATTTCAGGAGTGGTTTCAGCAAGCGGCAACGTCTCTGGCAATTACTTTATTGGTAACGGTTCGCAGTTAACAGGAGTATCAGCATCCAGTGTAAATGCCAATGCACTGATTGGCAACACCTTAAGTTCAAATGTCTTGTATTCAAGCCTGACTCAGGTTGGTACACTATCCAATGTATCAGTCTCTGGCAATGTGACAGGTGGCAATGTATTAACAGGTGGTTTGATAAGTGCTACTGGGAATATCACAAGTGCGGCTAATATCACGGGTGGTAATGTATTAACAGGTGGTGTTGTATCAGCAACTGGTAACGTAACCAGCGGCGGCGTTGTCACCACTGGACCCAGTGGCAACATCAGCGGCGCCAATGTTGTTTCTGCTACCACATTTACTGCCACTGGTAACATCACTGGTGGCAACATACTGTCCGACAATTATTATTATGCCAATGGCACGCCAGTTCCTCCTGGAATAGTATACACTGCCAACACAGCACCTCCTGTGAGTCCAGCACCCAAAGTGACTGACCAGTGGTATGATACAGCCAGTGACGTTCTTTACGAATTTCTCAATGATGGCACCAGCACCTACTGGGTGGACACCACAAGCCCTGCCTTTGCCGGTGGGGTAGTTGCCAACGTGGCCATCTCGGGCACCTTGGTACCAGTTGCCAATGTGACCTATGATATTGGCACCAACTCGGTATATTTCCGCAATACCTACACACAAAATCTCTACACCAACAACAGACTACCAGCGAGCAACATGCCACTTGGGGCAGTGGTACAGACAGTGATGAGTTCCAGTCTGGGCGGCGGTATTACAAACAGCACTTCCTATGCTGACATCAGTTATGCAAATGTAACAATCACCCCGTCAAGTGCAACAAGTAAAGTATTAATTTTAGCCACAGGAACCAGTGGTTTTACTGCATTGTCTGGACAAGACGTCTCTGCTGATACTCAATTGGTTAGAAGTCCCAGTACCAGTTTGCAGATTCAAACAGTTGGCACGTCAGTTGCCGGCGGAGGTGTTGGTGTTTCTGGGGGCGTGAGTTACAGTTATATGGATGCTCCGGCAACCACCGGTGCTGTGACTTACAAACTACAGCAAAAAGTGTCCAATGCCAGCAGTACACTGACCAGCACAAACATCTGGTTGATAGCCATGGAGATTGCCGCCACATGATCACTTTATTTCATGCTATCCAAAGTCTAGTGCCTGGCGCAGAAGTCAGTGTGGGCTTGTACGACCAGACTATAACTTGGCACCGGCCTGAAACGGCTCCTGTAACTCTGGAACAAATACAGGCAGAACAACAGCGTTTGCAACAGGCCTATGACTGGAACGAGTATCAGAGAAATCGTGCCAGAGAGTACCCCAGCATTCAAGAACAACTGGATGCCTTATATCATGCGGGCGTGTTCCCCCCAGTAATGGCAGCCAGAATACGGGCAGTAAAAGCCAAATATCCACGTTACTCGCCGGACCATGCACAAACTGCAGAGCAGTCGGCGCCAACGATGTCAGTTGAGCAGTGGTTGGCAGAAGAAGCAACAACAAAGATGACTGTAGAACAGTGGTTAGCACAACAACAGTCAGTAACGCCAATGACACGAGAACAGTGGCTAGCATCGCAGTCTGAAGTCAAAACAATAAATAATTCAGCATCAACAAATATGGTCACTGTTACTCGTACAATGACCGCAGAAGAGTGGTTGAGAGAGCAAGCATCTTTGGAAAGTGTTCAAAAGATGACCAGAGAACAGTGGTTAGAACAGCAAAAAACCGCAGTACAACCGCCGCAAATGACCCGAGAGCAGTGGTTAGCAGAGCAGGCAAAGATAGGTTAATTAATAAATGTGTCAAAGTAAAATTTTTAGTTTGGCATAAGTAACACATAGCAGGAGCAATTTTATATGTCATTTCCAACGTCGCCCACAAATGGACAAGTAACAGTAGTAAACCAGGTATCATACCAGTATTCTAGCGCAACCAATTCATGGACTAGAATTTTATCAACTGCCAATATCATTACAGCCAATACCATTGCTGTAAACGGTGCGCTCACAGTTGGTACCACAGTTTCAGCCACTGGAAACATTGTAACTGCGGCATACTTTGTGGGTGATGGTGGCTATATCAGTAACATTAGTGCTGGTGCAGTTTCTGTTAGTAACATCAACAACGGAACTTCAAACGTTAAAATTGCCACATCTGGTGGTAATGCTACTGTTAACATTGGTGGCACAAGCAACGTGGTTGTGTTTGCTACCACTGGGCAATATGTAACTGGAGTGTCAAGTGTAAGTGGCACCATCACTGGTGGCAACTTATCAACTGCTGGATTTGCAACTGCTACAGGCAATATTCAAGGTGGCAATCTCTTAACTGGCGGCCTTATTAGTTCTACTGGTACTATCACTGGCTCTAGTCATTTGGGCTCAGTTGTAAGTGTAACTGCCAACGTAACCGGTGGTAACTTATTAACAGGTGGATTGATATCTGCTACATCAACAATCACCTCAGCAGCCAATATCACAGGTGGTAACCTATTAACAGGTGGACTTGTTTCTGCAACAGCCAACGTAACCGGTGGTAATCTTTTAACCGGCGGGTTAGTTTCAGCAACTGGTACAGTAACTGGCTCAACTTTGATTGGTTCAGTTGTCACAGCAAGTGGCAACGTTGTTGGTGGCAATATCTTGACTGGCGGTGTTATAAGTGCCACAGGAAACGTAAACGTAGGCAACTTGATCAATGCAGGTTCTGCCAGTTCCACTGGCAACATCACCGGAGGCAATTTATTAACAGGTGGCCTGATAAGTGCCACAGGCAATATCACTGGCGGTAATTTAGTTAGCAGTGGACAAATTAGCGCCTCGGGCAACGTCAATATTGGCACCAATTACTTCTTGGGTAACGGTGCATTCTTAACTGGTGTTATTACTTCCGTCGCCAACATCAACAATGGCAACTCCAATGTGTCTATCTATGCCGCTGGTGCCAATGTGGCAGTTAGCGTGGGCAACGTGGCCAACGTGGCGGTATTCTCTACAGCAGGCGAATATATTTCTGGCTTGTTGAGTGTGAGTGGCAATGTCACAGGTGGTAACTTGTTGACAGGTGGATTGATATCAGCCACTTCTACAATCACTAGTGCAGCCAATATCACAGGTGGTAATGTCTTAACTGGTGGTTTAGTTTCAGCAACTGGTACAGTTACCGGTTCTACTTTAATTGGTTCGGTTGTTACAGCAAGTGGCAACGTCACAGGTGGTAATGTATTAACAGGTGGATTGATATCCGCTACATCAACAATCACAAGTGCTGCCAATATCACTGGTGGTAACCTTTTAACTGCTGGCCTGGTATCGGCCACAGCCAACATAACCGGCGGCAATATCTTAACTGCTGGAGTAGTAAGTGCTACTGGCAACGCTACATTTGGAAATATCAGTACCAGTGGTGCTGGTGGTAACATCAGTGGTGCCAACGTAATTTCTAGTACTACACTCAGTGCTACTGGTAACATATACGGTGGTAATGTACTCAATTCGGGCATAAGTTCTGTCACTGGTAATATAACAGGTGGTAACTTGTTAACTGCTGGCCAAATAAGTGCCACAGGTAACATTACTGCCGCAACAAGTTCATTCTTCATTGGTAACGGATCACAACTGACAGGTGTTACTGCTACCAGTGCCGGCTTCCCAATTGTCACTGGAAACAGCAACATTTCTGCCGCACCCAATAGCAATATTGCGGTATCTGTAGGCGGTACTGCAAACGTGGCAGTGTTTGCCACCACAGGCGAATACATCACTGGTGTACTAAGTGCAAGTGGCAACGTCACTGGTGGCAATTTGACCACTGGTGGTTTATTATCAGCAACAGGCACAGTGCAAGGCTCAACATTGATTGGTTCAGTTGTCACTGCAAGTGGTAACATTACTGGTGGTAACGTACTTACAGGTGGATTGATTTCGGCCACTTCGACTATCACATCAGCAGCCAATATCACAGGTGGAAACGTATTAACTGCTGGCTTAATAAGTGCCACTTCGACTATCACAAGTGCTGCCAACATCACTGGCGGTAACCTATTAACAGGTGGCTTGATATCTGCAACTGCCACAGTCACCGGTGGTAACTTGGCCACAGGCGGTTTTGCAAGTGCTACAGGTAATGTAACCGGTGGTAACATCAACACGGGCGGTTTAGTAACTGCTACCGGCAATGTAACTGGTGGCAACATCTCCACCGGTGGCGTTGTAACTGCCGCAGGCAATGTATTTGGCAACAACATCTTTGCCACAACATCAGTAAGCACAGCAGGCAACGTGATTGCCGGCAACGTCAATACTGCTACCATTCGCCCCACAAGTGGCGCTCTAACAATCAGCACAGCATCCGGTGCTATCAACTTGAACCCTGCTGGTAACGTTATTCTAAGTGCTAACACTTGGATTAATAACTTGGCAAACCCAGTTCAAGACGGTGACGCGGCGTCTAAGTTCTATGTTGATACTGCGATATCATCGGGTATTCAATACCATCAACCAGTTTATGCGGCCACCACAACCACATTGGCCACGACCACAGGCGGTACAGTCACTTATGCACAACCCAATGGTGTGGCCAACGGTGTTGGTGCAACACTGACCACAACAGGTAGTTTCAACTTGATCGACACTGCCAACGTTCAGTCAGCAGGCACACGTATCTTGGTCAAAGATCAAGCCAATGCTGTGCAAAACGGTGTGTATGTTTGGTCAAACGCCACTGTAATTACTCGATCACAAGACACAGACGAATACGGTTCAAACAGTACAGAACAGTTGAGTATCAACGACTACTTCTTTACCACCAACGGTAACGTCAACGCTGGCACAGCCTTTGTTGTGGCCTCTCCAGCAGGTACAATTACTTTTGGTACTTCAAACATCACGTTCAGTATATTCAGCCAATCAGTGGCTTACTCGGCTAATACTGCGGCTGGTTTGAGTTTGACTGGTACTGTGTTCTCAGCCAAGGTTGACAACACAACCACAGCATTTGACGGCACAGGCAACATCATTGTCAAAGCCAGTGCTCAACTAACAACGCCCAACATTGGTGCGGCAACTGGTACAAGTTTAAACGTCACAGCCAACGTTGACGCAGGTAACTTGCGTGCCTCAGGATTGGTAAGTGCCGCTGGCAACGTTACAGGTGGTAATATCACAACAGGTGGTGTGATCACAGCAACTGGTAACATCACCAGTGTGGCAAACATCGCCGGTGGCAACTTGCTCACAGGTGGATTAATTTCTGCCACAAGTACAATTACTGGTTCTACATTGATTGGTACTGTTGTAACTGCCAGTGGTAACGTAACTGGTGGTAACTTGTTGACAGGTGGACTAATATCTGCAACATCAACTATCACAAGTTCAGCCAATATCACTGGCGGTAACATCTTAACAGGTGGATTGATCAGTGCTACTTCGTCTATTACATCAGCAGCCAATGTCAACGGCAACAACATAATGGCTACTACCATTGTTAATGCGCCAAGTCACACAGGTACTATTGTTAGCGTGAGTGGTAACGTGACTGGTGGCAACATCCTTACAGGTGGTACAATAAGTGCCACAGGAAACGTAAACGTAGGCAACTTGATCAATGCAGGTTCTGCCAGTTCCACTGGCAACATCACCGGTGGCAATTTATTAACAGGTGGACAAGTAAGTGCAGTTGGCAACATTACTGCTAATACAGGATCATTCTTCATTGGTAACGGTTCACAATTGACTGGAGTCACTGCTACATCAGCAGGCTTCCCAATCACAGCAGGTACGTCAAATATTGCGGGTGCTACCAACGGTAACATTGGTATCACCATAGGTGGTGCAAGTAATGTAGGATTGTTTACTCTTTCAGGTCTACTAGTAACTGGTTTGATCAGTGCCAATGGTAATGTAACAGGTGGTAACCTAACCACTGGCGGGTTGATCACCTCAACTGGTAATGTCACTGGTGGTAACTTGCTCACAGGCGGATTGATATCAGCAACCAGTACCGTTACTGGTTCAACATTGATTGGTTCAGTTGTAACTGCAAGTGGCAACGTGACTGGTGGTAACGTTTTAACTGGTGGATTGATAAGTGCCACTTCAACTATCACAAGCGCAGCCAATATCACAGGTGGTAACCTACTTACTGGTGGATTGATTAGTGCAACAAGTACCGTTACTGGTTCGACCTTGATTGGTTCAGTTGTCACTGCAAGTGGTAACGTCACCGGTGGCAACGTCCTAACAGGCGGATTGATATCTGCTACCGCCAACATCACAGGTGGTAACTTGGTCAGTAGCGGACAAATCAGTGCCGCTGGTAACGTCAATATTGGTACCAATTACTATTTTGGTAACGGATCGCAACTGACTGGTATCATCACCTCAGTAGCCAATATCAACAACGGTAACTCCAACGTCAGTATCTATGCCGCTGGTGCCAATGTAGCAGTTAGTGTGGGCAACGTGGCCAATGTGGCTGTGTTTGCTACCACAGGTGAATATATCAATGGTTTGTTGAGTGTGAGTGGCAATGTCACAGGCGGCAACGTATTAACAGGTGGCTTACTAAGCGCAACTGGCACAGTTACCGGTTCAACATTAATCGGTTCAGTTGTCACAGCAAGTGGTAACATCACTGGTGGAAACGTCTTAACAGGCGGATTGATAAGTGCCACTTCAACTATCACCAGTGCTGCCAACATCACAGGTGGCAACTTGCTCACAGCCGGATTGATCAGTTCAACTGGCACAATCACAGGTTCAAGTCACTTGGGTAGTGTGGTCAGTGTCACTGGCAATATCACTGGTGGCAATGTTACTTCTACTGGGTTGATCAGTACCACAGGCAACATTGCTGGTGGCAATATACTGAGCAACAACTATTTCTATGCCAATGGTACTCCAGTTCCTCCAGGCATAATATACACAGCCAACACAGCACCACCTACTACTCCAAATCCTAAGGTGACCGACCAGTGGTACAACACTTCAACGGATGTGTTGTACGAGTACCTGTATGATGGCACAAGTAATTATTGGGTCGATATTACCAGCCCTGCGTTCGCCGGCGGCGTAGTGGCCAACGTGGCAATCTCGGGTAGCCTGTTGGTCAACGCCAATACCACATACGACATTGGTAGTGCAAGTCAAACATTCCGCAACGTGTACGCTACAAACTACTATGGTAACGGTGCTACACTCAGTGGTATTGTTACAAGTGTAAGCAACATCAACAACGGTACATCAAACGTCACAGTGAATGGTTCTGGTGGTAACGTCACAACATCAGTTGGTGGAACGTCAAATGTGATGGTGGTCAGTTCAACTTTGGTCTCAATCACAGGCGACTTGAGTGTGTCGGGCAACGCAAGTTTGACTGGTAACATTGTTGGCGATGCTATCTACAATGGTACAACCAGTGTACAAATTCAAGCATCCGGTGGCAACGCCAACATCACAATTGGTGGCACTGCTAACACAGCCGTGTTCAGTTCAACTGCATTGACTTTGGCAACCAACTTGTTGCCAAGCGCCAACATCACTTATGATTTGGGGTCAACAACACAGCGTTGGAAAGATTTGTGGTTGAGCAACAGCACAATTTACCTGGGTAACAGTCAGATCAGTGCCAACGCTACAGCAGTCACAATTACTAACCCAGCAGGTGGCGTAACAGTACTACAAGGTGCTACACCAAGTATCACAGGCTCAGTTGTGAGTGCAAGTGGCAACGTAACTGGTGGTAACATCATATTTGGATCAGGTGTTGTTAGCGGAACAGGTAACATATTTGCTTCCACCCTAAGTTTAACAGGTAACACTACACCGGGTAACGTAAACACTGCTGGATTGATATCAGCAACCGGCAACATAACCGGTGGCAACATAACCACAGCAGGCGTAATCACAGTGAACTCTGGAGCAGCCGTAACTGCCATTGTGAACGGTGCAGGCAATGCAGTGGGCAACATTGGTAGTTCCAGTGTGTACTTCAACAGATTGTTTGCCCAAGCAACCACAGCACTCTACGCTGACTTGGCAGAATGTTATTTGGCTGACGCTGATTATGAACCCGGAACAGTGATGGATTTTGGTGGCGATTTTGAAGTCACACTAAGTACTACTGACTCCAGCAAACGTGTTTCTGGAGTGGTTTCGACCAATCCGGCTCACGTGATGAATTCTGGAATCCAGGGTGATCATGTGGTAACAGTGGCATTGATTGGTCGTGTACCGGTCAAAGTTACAGGTGTTATCCGCAAGGGTGATTTGATGGTCAGTGCCGGCAACGGACGGGCCCGAGCAGTCACAATTGCAAGTCCCAAAGTGGGTACCATAATTGGTAAGGCGCTAGAAAACTTTGATGGTGGTGAAGGCACAATTGAAATAGTAATTGGCAAGCAATAAAAGGATAGTGGATGGCCTTTCCAACGTCGCCGACGAATGGACAAACGGTAGTTGTTAACAATATTTCATATCAATATGCTAACACTACCAATTCTTGGAGTAGAATCCTTTCTACGGCCAACATCATCACGGCCAATACTGTTGCCTCTAACGGCAATATCAGTGCTGCCGGCAACATAATAACTGGCAATTATTTCATCGGTAACGGATCGTTACTGACTGGCATTGCCACAGGAACACCAACACTAATAGCCAACGGCACATCCAATGTTGCTGTTGTGAGTTCAGGCGGCAACATCAGAGTCAACGTGGGCGGCACGTCAAACGTGATAGTTTATGCTACCACTGGTGAATATGTAACTGGAATCGTAAGTGCTAGCGGTAACATCATATCAGCAGGCAATGTAACTGGTGGTAACATTTTAACAGGTGGATTAATTAGTGCTACTGGTACACTCAGTGTAAGTGGTGCGACCACACTTGCCAATCTCAGCGCCGGTAACATTTCATCAGGTGGCATAAGTTCTGGTGGAGCAATAAGTGCCGCTGGAAACATCACCGGCGGTAATTTGTCAGGTACTAACATTGTTGGCACACTGACCACAGCCGCTCAAACCAATATCACAAGTGTTGGCACATTGGGCTCATTGGCAGTAACGGCCAACGTCACAGGTGGCAACTTGTTGACAGGTGGTTTAATATCAGCAACTGGTAATATTCGTGGTAATAATATCAGTGCAGTTGGTGATGTTAATGCTAATAATTTATTAACTCCTGGGGTAGTATCAGCAACTGGTAACGTTGTGTCAGCCGGTAACATCATTGCCAGCAAGATAATATCTGCAACAGATAATATGGTTATCACCTCAAGCGGCGGTGAAGGTGGTCAACTTGTTATGGGCTGGGTTGGCATTAATAACATAACAGGACAAGCCAATTCAACCTGGAATATGGATGTAGATTCTGGCAATGCTCTTAGAGTATTTTATCAAAGTTCCACAAGTGCAACAAACGTTGTTTTAAGTTTAAATTCTTCGACCAATGTTGCCGCATTCAGCGGCAATGTCAGCGGTTCATATTTCATTGGTAATGGTTCGCAACTGACTGGTATTTCTGGTGGCGGCGGTGGCTCAAATATTGCTAATGGTACATCAAACGTTACAGTAGTAAGTTCGGGTGGTAACGTCACGGTTGGCGTGGGCGGTACATCAAATGTAGCAGTATTTGCCACAACAGGTCTCTATGTCCCAGGCTTGATTAGTTCTACCGGTAATGCTATACACTCAAATTTGATTCTCAATGGCACAGCCGCCGCAGGTAGTGGTGTGTTGATTGTTTCTGGTAATATTCAAACCAGTACTGCCAACGCCACAGCCAACATTGGCAATGCCAGCAACTATTTTAATAGATTGTTTGCTCAAGCAACCACAGCATTATACGCTGACTTGGCTGAAGTTTACAAAGCCGATGCGCAATATCCTCCAGGTACTGTATTAGTGTTTGGTGGCACACAAGAAGTCACTATGAGCACCGTAACTCATGACAACAAAATTGCCGGGGTAGTATCTACACACCCAGCACATGTGATGAATTCAGGACTGCAATCGGAATTCACAGTGGAAGTTGGCTTGATCGGGCGTGTGCCATGTCGGGTGGTTGGTCCAATCACAGCAGGTGATCGTGTGGTATCTAGCAACCGTGCTGGTGTTGCTGAACGCCTGGATATGAGCAAATATCAACCAGGCGTGATCATTGGCAAAGCAGTTGAAAGTTATTCAGGTACCGATGTTGGCACAATTGAAGTTGTGGTTGGCAGACTATAAAGTCTGCTCCACCTGACGAATCTTTTGCTGAACAGCATCTAAGTTAACTGTATTCCACAAGCCAGGATGTAAAGGTCTTGGCCAACGTCCAGATTCAATCCAGGCATAGCCTGTGTGTTCGTGATTTAGATCAGGTACAAACTCATAGTCTACTCTGCACCAAAAAGTATGATACTCAAACACACCATCTGGTGATGTGAATTTTTCTATGGGTATCAAGCGTTCGTAGTCAGGCACACTGCCCAGTTCTTCACTGCATTCTCGTTCCACTGCCACAAGAAGATTTTCGCCCGACTCAACCTTGCCACCAGCCAGGCCCCAGGTGTCGGGATATTTGGCATCGTTTCTTAACAGATAGAGATAGCGTTGTGTTCGGCCACAGTAGAACCAAACTCCCACAGCCTTCACAATACCAGATTCCACGAGCCTCCGGCATACAAGCCATCGATACTTTTGACCCAAGCGTCACCGGTCCATTTGTATTGAATTGTGGTGGTAAGATTAGTTACATACTGTACTTCTGTGTCAGTTTGACCGTTAAACGCTATTTCCCAACGTACACCATTAAATTCAATAATATCATTGGCATTGGCTAACAAGGGTTGATTACCTGTTCCGATCCATGACATTGGATTTTGAGAATTAGTTGTGTTGCCAGTTGACTCAGTAATTAGGTATCGTTGTCCTAGTAATGGCGCAGGCAATCCGTTGTTGGGTCCAGACAATAGCGGGTTGATCACAGAGTCAACTGGAAGCAAACTATCCTGAGGTGCAGTATCAGGATCAACATTAAAAATAAGCAGTCGGTCGTCGGCGGGATTTATGGTTATAGTGCCCACAATACTTGAATCTGGGTTCCATGGATTGTCCAATGTAATATAACTGATCCCCTGACGTAATACACCGTATGCTCCAATTACAGTGGGCCAGGTGATCTGTGGATCTTCTACAATAGGAAATGTAAATGGAGCAAGACTCAATCGATTAGGGACCACAGTTTGTGCAGGTTGCAAGATTTGTAACTGCCCGGTATTTGTATTAGGTCCGTCCATTAACAATAATACTTGATAATTCCATGGAGTGACCTTGAGCCGTGTGCCCAGCAACAAATCGTTGTCTACAATAGCATTGGCTGCATCACCATTGGCATCAAATATACTTGCAATCACACGCTCTACCACGCCCAATTTCTTGACCTTGGCAGGACTAGATATCCAAATAGGAATACCGAATGTCAAGGTCATGATGTCAATGGGATTTTCTGTGCCTACAGGAATGGTTCTTGATGTCCAGTTTACCCGTTCTAAATCTACCACACTCAAACTGGTCCAGTCAATGTAATTTTCTGAACTTTGAATTTCTAAACTGGGATTGAACAAGGTGGCAATTTGTTCAAAGATCTGCATTTTTTGATTGGTGTTGCTGGTCCAGATGTCCATGCTGATGGTCATGCGATAAGGCACAGGCATTAATCGCTCAATGGTAAATGCATTGCCTTGCGTGGTTTCGTATGTGTCTGTGGCTTGATCGTAAGTGCGTTGACGCACCTGCATCTTGTTCACGTGATACGGTTCTTGCATTCTGGGACGATCATAATCCAAGCCTGTGATATAAAATGTTATTAGCGGAGTTGATGGCAAGGCATTGGCAGAGTTTTGTTGCATAATAACAGCAGCCTGGCGACTAGCATCACCATAACGTACAGGCACACGTATTAGATCTTTGGTGCCTTGCTCATTGCGCCCATACTCTACTTGAAACAGACTGATCATGCGTGTGAACTGTAGCAGGTATCTGCGTATTTGTTCATCATAAAAAAACATTTGCATAGATTAACTCGATGGTTGATAAGGTTGCGTTGGCGGATACGGATTAGGCGGTTCAACATTACCGCCATTGTCTCCATTGGCCAAATTGGGTTGCAACGCCTGACTCAGGCTTTGGCGACTTGGAATGTTGCCCATGTCTGTGGTCGGCGTAGTGTATGTATTGTTAACGAAACTGGAGCGTAAAGTATTGTTGGTGGCCCCAGGCGTGAGTTGAGTGCGCACATCGCTTTCAATCTTGACCCATGATCTGCCGTTGTAACGGAACAAACGATTAGGAAAGTAGTCTAGACGCAAAGCATACTGGCCAGCAATGGGACTTACTGGGAAGTTCACACCGGCTGTGACCGGTAAGCCATTGGGTGCTTTGCCATCACCTGTGAGATAGCCTGCAGTATATCCGTCGCCTCGTGGCGAGTTACCATCATTGGCCACTGTTCTTGATGCATCAGTTATGGTGTAGTCTGCTGTGTACGTAGCCGACTCAGGATTGGCAGGTGTGCCATCTAAGTTAGTGGCCACGATATAAAACTTTACAACGTCAAATCCTGATTTGGGTATTTCAGCCTCGGCTTGGATCAAGATAGCATCGTTGATTTCCAAGTCCTTGGGTCTGGTACTCATTTTGTCTGCCAGGGTAGCAGGATTAGATTTTTCTTGCCAATACTGTGTATTGGTAATGTCTGTACCTGGCGGCACATTTTTAGTACTGATATAGTATTTGTCGCCGTAGAGCACAGTGGTACCACCTGGATAAAAATTGCCCGGATCCCAAATGTTGATGGGTTCAAAGGGTTCTTTGGTAATCTCATTAAATTCCTGAGCATTAACCATTGGAGTCGCTTTGACACGCCACAAGTGAGGCAACCAAGTTTGGCTGAAACCTTCACTAGCAAATGCCGCATCTTGTATTACATAGAATCTAGGCAATGCACGTGGGATAGTTTCATTAAGTGGATTGTAGTCACGCAGGTTGGGCAGTTCCAGCACATCACCGCTCATGAGTTTACGACCCATAGTGTCAATCATGTTGTTGTAGTGAAATGTGATGAACAAGGTGTCGTTGTTTAAAAACAGGCCGAATTGTGTTAAGTCAAAATCAATGTCCTGTGTTTGATAAACGCCACGCATGACATACACATCAGGATCATATTTGCGATCTCGATTTTCCAACAACAACAAGTCTTCGATAAACAGAGGATTGGATACATCATACTTGGGCAGGGTGGCGTCATTGTCGCCTTCATTGTCGTTGGTCAATGGACCAAGATATTTGTGCAAATAGCAATCAACACCGCCCACCTGATACATCTCAGATATGGTTCGGTCAAAGAATTGATAGTCGTTTGTGCGGTTGGGCCTATAAAGTGACAGTCTTGGCATAGTAGTATTTATAGGTAATACTTTCTGTTTACTTGACCAAAAAACCCTGATCTGCTATAATTACAGCATACTTTGGAGAACACATGAAAGTCACTGCCGCACTCAAACAACTTAACCCACGTAGCCCTGACACCAAATATGTAGGACTGGAACCTACTTGGCGTAATCAGCCCACAGAAGGTCGCATCAGTGCATTGAGCAATGCGTTTGGTTGGTACAACTACTTTTATGGTAAAAAAGAAGCCAAAGATTTTGCTGTGGCTTACTTGGACTATCATGACAAAACCAAAGAAGCACGACAGGTGCGTACCCTGCCAGACAGTCAAATGCGTCTTACCACAGGTTGGTTGTGCCGTATGAGCATGATGGGCCTGCAATTGAGTGACCACGAGCAAATACAACTGGACAATTTGATTGCAGAACTTGTGGCTATCAAACAAGAAATTCAAGCAGAAGCACAAGTAGCAGATGATGAGCCAGCCAAACCTAATATTCAAGATCGTCTGAGAGAAAAAGTATCAGAGTGTAGTGCTGAACTAGAAGCCATGTTTGATGAGTTTATGTTAGCCGGTGCTAAAATGTCTGCAGACTTCAAACCCATTATGGTGATACGTGGCATGAACGTGGCTCCACAAATGATCAGCGTGATCAGCCATCACTGGAAAGCACGACTGGAAGAGTTTGAACAGGCAGTTGAGGGCAAGGATTCTCAATTGGTAGAAGCCTACAGTTTCCTGACAAAAATTCAATTGCGTAATTGCGTAAAGTTTTGCGAAGCAGTGATCAACGACTGTGGTGCTTATGTGCAGATCAAGAAAGTGGAACGCAAGCCACGCAAGGTCAAAGCAGTGCCCCCGGAAAAACGTGCCGCAAAATTCAAAATCATGGCAGAGTTTGCAGAACTCAAACTCAAGAGTTTGCCGGCCGCAAGTCTAGTGGACAAGGCCGAAGCCTGGTTGTATGACACTAAAAAACGCAAACTGATCCACTTGGTTGCCGACAGCCACACACAGGCATTCACTGTTAAAAACAACTCAATCATTGGATTCAGCACAGTAGAAACACAGCAAAAAACTCTACGCAAGCCAGCAGATGTTGTGAAAGCAGTGCAAGCCGCAGGCAAGCCAGCCGCACGTAAACTGTTCAAGGACATCAAGGCCACAGAAACTGCCTGGAACGGGCGCGGCACTGAGAACTTGATCATTCTCAAGAGTTGGTAACGGGCTAAATATTGGGGACGGAGTTCCCCAATGGCCGAAACAGAAAATTCTTTAACAACCCTTAAATCTGCATTATACGATTATGTACGCCTTACTCTAGGCGATCAAATTGTGGATCTTGAATTGGATCCTGCACACTATGAAGCCGCTTATCAGCGCACCATTGGCACCTACAGACAGCGAGCCAACAATGCGTATGAGGAAAGTTACAGTTTCATGCAGTTGGTCAATCAAGTAAACATCTACACTTTGCCACAAGAAGTGCAGAGTGTGCGTCAAATCTTTAGACGTACCTTTGGTATTGCCACAGGACCTTTTGGAAGTAACTTTGATCCATTTAGTCAAGCACAAATGAACGTGTACTTGATCAACTTCAATCAAGCAGGTGGCCTGGCCACTTACGATTTCTATTCACAGTATGTTGAACTGGCTGCACGTATGTTTGGTGGCTATTTAAACTACACTTGGAACCCAGTTACTAAGAAACTGCAACTGATCCGTAGTCCCCCTGGCGGCGGCGAGGTTGTGTTGCTGTGGACCTATAACCTCAAGCCTGAAATCCAATTGCTGAGTGATTACCAAATACAACAGTGGATCCGTGACTACATGGTTGCGGCCTGCAAGATGATCATTGGCGAAGCACGTGAGAAGTTTGGCACCATTGCTGGACCGCAAGGCGGTGGCACCTTAAATGGCACAGCCATGAAAGCCGAAGCACAGGCCCAAATGGATGCCAAAATCCAAGAACTGGTCATGTACGTGGACGGATCACAGCCGCTTACCTTTGTAATTGGCTAAAACACACTAGACAGACTATTGCAGTTGTGTTACAATCATCATATGGACCTGATGATTGATTTGGAGGGCCTGGCAACAGGCCCTGACACTACTATTCTTACTATTGCCGCTCAGGCGTTTGATCCCTTAGGCGATGGTTGGTATGACCAGCAATACTATGCTAGAGTCACCTTAGAAAGCCAAGAAAATCGACGCATTGAACAAGGCACACTAGATTGGTGGGCCACGCAACCTGCGCCAGCAAGAGATGAAGCATTTGCAGAAGAAGGGCGTATTCCATTGGATCAAGCACTAGACGGACTAGGTCGACTGATTTGGCACTCCAAACGAATATGGGCACAAGGCCCAACCTACGACATGAACATTCTTGAGCATGCCTACAAGAGTTATAACAAACCCATACCTTGGCAGTATTATGCAGTACGAGACAGCCGTACTGTGTTTGGACTTTGGCCTGGATTGCCCAAGCCACCTACTAGCCACCATGCGCTAGAAGATTGCCGCAGACAAATTGGACTATTACAAGATACGCTTAAATACCTCAAAGTAAAGGAACTGGTATGATTATTGGGGTATGTGGATTTATTGGCTCGGGCAAAGATACTATTGCTGACTATCTCACTAACTTTCATGGATTCCGTCGAGAATCATTTGCATCAACACTAAAAGATGCGGTAGCACAGGTGTTTGGCTGGGATAGAACCATGCTTGAAGGGCGCACCAAACAAGCCCGAGAGTGGCGTGAACAAGTGGATCCATGGTGGGCAGAGCGTCTGCACATGCCCACGCTAACACCGCGTTGGATCCTGCAATATTGGGGCACAGAAGTGTGCAGAGCCGGTTTCCATGATGACATCTGGATTGCTAGTTTAGAAAACAAACTGCGCCATAGCCAAGATGATGTTGTGATTTCAGACTGCCGTTTTCCCAATGAGATCCGAGCAATCAAAAATGCTGGCGGGCGTGTGATTAGAGTAACTCGTGGACCTGAACCGGTGTGGTACGATGCGGCAGTGAGTGTAAATCGTGGTGCCAATGGCAATTCAACTTGGGCCCTAAGTCACAAGAAACTAGAAAAACTTGGTATTCATGCAAGTGAAACAGCCTGGGTAGGCACCCAGTTTGATGCTGTGTTAGACAACAATGCCACAGTAGATGAACTTTTTGCGCAGATCAATGATCTGCTTGCAAGTCTCCAGGACGCCAAGGTACCGCCAGTCGCCTGACTTCCTCCACACAGTTCAAGCAGACTGTGCGTAGATTAGATAGTTCTGTATTGATTAGTTGACCATCCACATGATACACCAGTAGTTGGCTGGCATATCTTGATCTAAATCCACAACGATCACACACGATTTTTTTCTTGTACCCTGCTGATTGCCATCTTGCTACGGGTGCTTTTTCCTTACGCCCACGACGTATGCAGTTGTCGCAGGTCTTGCGATAGTACACAGTGTCTCCTCGACGATAATTTATAGCCCTAGGGCGTTGGTTACAGGCTTTGCAAGTTGGTCTCATTGAGTATTTATAGGCACGAACCTTTATAAAGGGCATCGCAACTGGCATGGTTTTGGTGCGTTACGATAAATATCTTTAAGTTTTATAAGGAGCCAAAATGGCACTAGTTTCACCAGGTGTACAAGTCACCATCATAGACGAAAGCAACTATCTTTCAGCCGCTACAAATTCGGTACCTTACTTTTTGATTGCCACAGCGCAAGACAAAGTATCAGGATCAGGAGTAGGTGTAGCCGCTGGTACGTTGGCAGCCAATGCTAATCGAGCCTATTTAATTACCAGCCAAAGAGATTTGACTGCTACATTTGGCAACCCCTTCTTTTATAAGACCACTATTGGTACTCCAATTAATGGTTACGAACTCAACGAATACGGCTTGCTTGCCGCTTACTCTGCACTGGGGGTGACAAACCGTGCTTATGTACAACGTTGTGATATTGATTTAACTCAACTCACAGCCAGTTTGGTACGCCCAACTGGCGAACCCAACAATGGCGCTTATTGGTTAGACACCACCAACACACTATGGGGTATTTTTGAGTGGAACGCAACCACAGGTACCTTTAGTAATATGGTACCGAGTGTGATCACAGACACTGTTTATTTGAGCAGTGGCGTTCCTTTAGATAGTTATGGTAGCATTGGCGACTACGTTGTGGTAGCAACAAACACAGCCAATCCAATTTATTATAAAAATGGTGCCGCTACTACTGATCAAACCAGTTCCGCCACATTGCAAGCCTTGTATAATACTTGGGTTCTAGTGGGAAGTAATGCCTGGAAACTGAGTTATCCCACAGTGACAGGGGCCAATTCGGTGACCGCTGATTTGACCGCTGGAAACACTCTGGTAATCAACGGTACCACAGTTACAGTTCCTGTAAGCCCTAACAACGATGTTGCTGGACTCAGTGCCGCAATCAACACAGCCAACATTGATGGTGTTTACAGTGCAGTAATTGACAACAAACTTTGTTTATATGCTGATGCCAAGGCTCAGGCAGATGGATCAACAGCAGACGATGGTGTTATTGTGATCAACAGTGTTGGTAGTACATCGGGCTTAATCACAACATTGGGATTGACTGCCAATAATGTTTATTATGCACCAGAATTACAACAAAGTCCCAGTTATCAAAATCCACGTTGGAATTCAACTGGATCAACTCCACGTCCTACAGGATCGGTCTGGAACAAAATTAACAGCATAAATCTTGGAACCACAATGGTTGTCAAGCAATATTCTACTGCACTGGCAGCATTTGTTCAGCAGTCGGCCACAGTATATGCCAATGACTGGACAGCCAATGCAACACTTGACACCACTGGTGGCAAACTCATTCCAGTAGGAACCACATACACTCAATACAATGTGAGTCCTGTAATAAACAACGGCCCCAACACTAACTATCCCTTTAACCCTACCTATACCTTGCAAGTGTTTGAAAGATCGGCTGTGGGGGCCACAGTAATCACCGGGGACAATGACGCGGCCACATTCATCAATGGTGATCAGTTCTACATCATGACCTCTATTGCCAACAGTACAGAACTAACCACACCAGTTCTGGCCACAGTAAATGGTACGATGCCTGATGCCTTTGTAACAGCAGTAAGTGCGGCATCTGTGCCAAACGTTAGTGCCAGTATTGACAGTAATGGGTACATTGTTCTTACACAATCTCAAGGCGGCGTTATTTTGTTACAAAATGCAAATGCCACTACTCCAGTAACTGAAGCAGGATTTAATACCTCTGTAACAGGTTGTCGACTTGTGTATCTCAACACAGATACAACAGTACCAATAGTAGCATTTAATGACACCTGGTTATCGTTAAGCAACTGGGTTGCCGCAACTTACACAGCCAGCGCAACTGCACCTGATCAGGATCCTGCAGATGGTCGCTACTGGTACTACTCAGCCACCAACCAAGTTGACATCATGGTTCAAAGCGGCACCGGCTGGGTTGGCTATCAAAACGAAACCAATGATGTGCGTGGTTATAATCTAAGCCTGACAAATGCAACAGGCCCACAAATTGCTGCCACGGCACCAACTACACAAAGCAACGGTGATCCTTTGGAATATGGTGATCTCTGGATTGACACCAGCAACTTGGAATTGTATCCTGTGATCAATCGTTGGTCAGTAGTGGACGGTGTTGATCAGTGGGTCACTCTGGACAATACAGATCAAACCACACAAAACGGTGTGTTGTTTGCAGATGCTCGCTGGAGTTCAACAGGCACTGTGAATCCTATCACTGGTGCATTGCCAAGTATCACAAGTTTGCTGACCAGCAATTACTTGGATGTAGATGCTCCTGACTATACACTATATCCAACAGGCATGTTGTTGTTTAACACACGTCGTTCCGGATTCAATGTCAAGAGTTTCCAAGCAAATTATTTCAATGCCACAAGTTTCTCTTATCCAACATGGAGTAGTTCTGCCTCCTATGCTGTTGGGGCTCAAGTGCTGTACAACACCACTTTGTATGTGTGTATAGAGGCAACCGACCCGGGCGATTTACCAACTAACACCACATACTGGAGTGAATTAGAAGTCAACAGTTGGGTAACAGCAAGCGGCAATCGCAATAACGGTTCACCTAACATGGGACGTTTTGCTCAACGTGAATTAATTGTGGCTGCACTAAAGTCAGGAATTGACACCAGTGTGACCATAAGAGAAGAACAAAATCAATTCAACTTGACGGCATGTACTGCTTACCCTGAATTGATTCCCAACATGGTAGCACTCAGCAACGAGCGCAACAACACTGTGTTTGTAGTAGGCGATACTCCAATGCGTTTGCCAGCATCGGCTACTGATATTGTGAGTTGGGCGACCAACAATGCAGGCGCAGGTTATCCAACAGGCGATGGCTTGATCACAAGTAGTCCTTACCTGGGCGTGTTCTGGCCCAGTTGCCAAACAACTGATCTTTCAGGATCTGCTGTGGTAACAGCACCAAGTCACATGATGGTTCGCACTATCATACGCAATGACGAAGTGGCTTATCCATGGTTGGCACCCGCAGGTACACGTCGTGGTGTGGTAGACAACGCCGATCAAATTGGTTATATCAATGGTCAAACAGGTGAGTTTGTTACACTGGGTGTAAATCAAGCCCTGCGTGATGTGTTGTATCAAAACAATATCAACCCAATTACATTTGTACCTGGCGTAGGTATTACCAACTTTGGTAACAAGACAACTTATGCCAATGCCACAAGTTTGGACCGTATCAACGTAGCACGACTGGTTGTGTTTATTCGTAACAGACTTGAATCAATCGGCAAGCAATTCTTGTTTGAGCCAAACGATCAAATCACACGTGATGAGATCAAGAACGCTGTAAACAGTCTAATGATTGACTTGGTGGCCAAACGTGGTATCTATGACTACTTGGTTGTTTGTGATGACACCAACAACACACCAGCAAGAATTGATGCCAACGAACTTTGGGTTGACATTGCAATTGAACCTGTTAAGGCAGTGGAATTCATCTACATTCCAATTCGTCTCAAGAACACAGGCGAGATTGCAGCCGGCTCAGTGGCAGTTGCACAAGCAGTCTAACGGGACCGCTAGACACGAAAATGGGGTGGCAACACCCCATTTTTTTTGGCCTCAAACGATATAAATAACACTATAGGAGATACTAATATGGCCGTTGCATCATTATCAAGAATGACAGTGCCCCTGGCAAGCGATCAAAGCGCAAGCAATCAGGGCTTGCTCATGCCCAAACTCAAATATCGCTTTCGAGTGGTATTTGAAAACTTTGGCGTGAGTACACCTAGAACAGAATTAACCAAACAGGTCATGGACTTCAAGCGTCCCACAGTGAGTTTTGACCCTATCGTTATTCCAATCTACAACAGTGAATTGAAACTGTCAGGTAAAGCACACTGGACAGACGTCACATGCACCTTGCGTGATGATGCGTCGGGCGCTACCACTCGCTTGGTTGGCGAACAACTACAGAAACAAATGGACTTCCTGGAAATGGCTTCGGCTGCTTCGGGCATTGATTACAAGTTTACCACAAGATTCGAAGTACTAGATGGTGGCAATGGTGCTGCCACACCTATTGTTCTTGAAACATGGGAACTGTATGGTTGCTATCTGTCATCCGTTGACTACGGTGATGCTAGTTATGGCACCAATGATCCAATGACTATTGCAATGACTATTGTTTACGACAATGCTAACCAAACACCTAACGGTACTGGTGTCGGCACTGCAATTGCTAGAACAGTGAATGACGTTGTGACTGGTGCTGGTACTGCTCAGGCAGCCCAGTAAGGATAGACCGATATGCAATGGGGTCAGGACTTCCTGACAGGTTTTTTTGGCGCACAAGGTCTCAAAGACTACGCACACGCCAGCAAAACCTTTAGAACCAACGGATATGAACTTGCTCCACGGAACAAGTTCCTTTTTCACGTTTACTTTAATCTCAACACAAGTGAAATACCCACACTGAAAAATATTTTTAGTGCAAGTGATCAAAGCAGTTTGGGATTGTTGGTCAAGGCCATCCAGTTACCGAACTATACTCTTGACACTGAAACACTAAATCAGTACAATCGTAAAAGAGTAATACAAAAGAAAATCAATTATCTACCAGTGTCCATGACATTTCATGATGATGGTGGCGACCTAAGTCGCAATCTTTGGTACAACTACTACAGTTACTACTACAAAGATCCCAATCAACAGTATGGATCAGCCAGCAATCAAAATGGCAGTATTGGTCAAGTGGCCAACGAGCCAGGCTTTGCATATGGTGCAAGAGACATCTACGATGCCAACAGGCCTGTAAATGATTGGGGTTTTGTCGGCGAAGCATATGACCAAGGCTCTGCAGGCGCAAGCGGTAGTCTTGGCGGCAATCAGAGTACTGGTAAACCTGCTTTTTTTAGAGATATCACTATCTATGGCATGGATCAACACAAGTGGGCCAGTTACGTATTGATTAATCCTTTAATCAAAGAGTGGAAACACGATCAGTACAACTATGCCGAAGGCGGCGGCGTTATGGAAAATAGTATGACCGTAGAATACGAAACTGTAAAATACTACTCGGGCGCCATTGGCGGGTCAAGACCTGACACTAATGTCAAAGGATTTGCTGATCCTGCACACTATGACAACATTAGATCTAGCCTGGCTAGACCTGGCAGCACAAGAACTGTGCTAGGTCAAGGTGGCCTGTTGGATGCAGGAATTGGTATTGTGCAAGACTTACAAAGTGGGGGAGTAACAGGCATTATTGGTGCGGTGCAAAAGGCCGGTACTGCTTACAACACATTCAAAGGCGCCAACATCAAGAGTGTGGTCAATGAAGAAGCCAATGCGGCAGTCAAAGCCGTGATACGCAACAGCATTCCTGGTGCTGTGAGACAACAACAAGGTGGATCGGGTGGCTTTGTGTTTCCTAGATCACCAGGAGCATAATCATGGGCGGCTCAGTTAACGCACCTAACCCAAACAATGATTTAACTGTTAGAATCTTTGACGGCTTCTACAGTTATGAACAGTTTGTGAGTGCAGAAGAATACGACGTGGTATACAGTTATCTCAAGAGTGTGTTCACCACAGATGCTGCCGCCGGCAACTTTACTGTGGCCTTGTTTAGAATTGCTGATGAAACTCGCACACCGGTGCTGACAGTCTTGCAGAGTTTGGAAGGCCAAGACTCACTCACACTCACACAAACCTTGTGCTACTACCTTAATAACATGAGAAGTGGTAGTACTTTGTTGGGTTTTGGTGCCACAGTCACACCCAACTACTATACCGCAAGGAACGTGTTGGCATGAGTCGTTGGGCCAATGGCATATACACACTAACTAATCCTGCCAAGTATGTGGGCAAAGGCCAACCTAGATACAGATCCGGTTGGGAACATGCATTTTTCAAGTTCTGCGACAACAATGATGCTGTGCTACAGTGGGCTAGTGAAAGCATAGCCATACCCTATCGCAATCCTATTACGGGCAAGCAGAGTCAATACATACCCGACATCATGATGACTTATCGCACTAGAGGCAATCAAGTGCG